ATTTTTTTATTTTATTATAAAAATCAATTACTTTTCGATTGTTCATGAAAGATTCTTTCTTTACATTTACAATTTTTAAACTATCTAAACTTTTAATTCTTGATAAAGCAGTATATGCTTGTCCATACTCAAATATATTATCACCAATGTCTATTTCTGCAGCATCTAATGTAACTCCTTGACTTTTATGTACAGTTATAGCATAACCTGGTATTACAGGCATTATATAATAACAAATTTTATTATCTTCTCTTAATATTTTAACTTTATTTATTCTTACATTCATACTATGCATTTGGGTCTTTATGTATATACCTTCTTTATCTAATGATACTATTACACCTCTTAATCCATTCACAAGATATTTGGAAAAATCTATATTAGTAGATAATATAACTTGTAATCCAATACATAAAGTAACTTTATCTGGTATTCCATATTTTTCACAATATTTTTTAGAGTTTATATTACTATATTCTGTATTATATATATAATAATTATTATTAACTATTTCTAATTGTTTTTTAAATTGTGATTGGTTTATATTATCTACGATATAATTTTTTGAAAATATTTTTGTTGGTTTAATATCATTTGTAAAAATAGTATTTTTACATCGTTCTAAGATATCTATATCTTCTTTAGTAATATTATTATTTCTGATATTAGTAAGAATACTCTGTAGTTTATTATCGTTACTTTGTCTATAATTTTTGTTTAATATTTCACATCTAAAATTACAATTATCCCATATATCACTTTCAAAACAATAATTCGCATTTACAGGAGGTAGTTGGTAAAAATCACCACATATTAATAGTTGAACTCCTCCAAATGGTCTTTTATCTTTACGAATAAATGATAAATATTTTGCTATTTTTGTAAATAACTCTCCTGATATCATAGATATTTCATCAATTATTAAAACCTTTAATTCATTCAATTTTATATATATTTTTTTGTATTTATACCTACACCTATTATATAAATTACCCAGATTATCAGAACCATCTCCTATTCCAAGAAAAGAATGCAAAGTATTACCGTTAATTAATACCGCTGCTGCTCCTGTGCTTGCAGTAATACCATAATTTATATTATTATTTCTACAGTATTTAATAATTTCATTAATAGTAACAGTTTTCCCAGTTCCAGCTTCACCAGACAAAAATATATTACAACCTTCTTTAAACTTTTCTAAAACATTCCTTTGTTGTTCTGATAATATTATAGGTTGATAAGGCATAATATCTGTTTGTGTATTATTTTGTTCTTCTATTATTAATTCTTCTTCTCTTTTAATTTTTAATTTTTCACTGTTAATTTTTAATGCTTCTTCTCTTTTTATATTAGTTATTTTAATATGTTCATTTATAGTATCTATATCGATATTTAATTCTTTAGAAACTATATTGATATCTTTATTTTCATATATAATATTACGATATGCAATATATAGAAAATGTGTTTGAATACATTTTATATCAAGTTTTAGTTCTTTTGCTGTATCTTCCAAATTTTTTTTTTCATTTACAATTTTAATATATGCATATTTTAAAAGCCTTGCAATTATACTTCCAAGTGTTCTTTTCATTTGTTTCGCACAATATTCTTGGTCTTTAATTTTTATTGCATTTAATAACCAATCATCTTGATCCTCGCACCATTTTGCTCCATGATTTTCTGGTTTATTATTTTTAACAGATGACATTATTATAAACTTTTAATAATTATCCTTTCATAAGTTAAGTTAATTATTAAATCATTTATATTTCATTTTTTTTATAAATTTTTATAGAAAAGTAATTTGTTTTTATTTAAGATTTTGAACTTTTTATTATTTAAAGTAATAAAAATAACAAATTAAAATGCAGAATATTATATCTTCAATAAAAAATAGTATTGGTTTGAATTTTACTAAGAATGATAAGTTTATAGGTTCATTATTTATAATAGATGATCCTGATCTATTTTATATTGATAAATTAAGTGATCGTATAAAAAAAATTAATATTAAAACATATATTTCAGATTTAGATATTAAAAATGTAGAATTATCGACATTATATGATATTAACATTAAACAAATCCTTTCAGAGGATTACTATAATTCTTTAAAACATATTAATTATAGTGATAAACTAGACTTAATTTATAATATGAAAATATTTCATACTCATAAAAATATATTGACTAACTCTATATATAATGAAACAGAATGGATATGTATTATTCAAAATATGTTAAACGTATCTGATAATATTTTTAAGGATATTAAGAGTTCAATTGATATTCTTAAAGATACTGAATGGGATATAATTATTATTGGAAAAAAGGATATTGTAAAATGTGACATTGATGATAAACATACAAATGATTATATTAATTATAAAATGTATAATATGAATAATATTAATAAAAATACAAACTTAAATCATATTGTTAAGATTCTTGAGTTTAGAGGATTAGAGGGATATATTATTAAAACTGAATTAATTAATAAAATAATTAATTATTTTGATAAAATGGAAAATAAACATTTATGCGATACTATTAATAAATTAATTGAGATATATAATTTGAAAGTTTTTTCATTAATTTAAATTATTTTTATATTTTTTAATTGGTTTAAAGCCATTATATAAATACATTATTATAAATGAACTTTCTTAAGGATATTTCTGTTATCTATAACTTAATTCGTTCTCCTTTTTTAAAAAGTTCTAACCATCAAGAAAAATTAGAAAACTTTTATAAAAATCAAGCAGATAATTATGATAGTTATAGAAGAAAATTACTATGGGGTAGATTACCAATGTTACAAACCTGTGCGGCACACTTAAAATGTAAGAAAAATAAGAATAACCTTGTATGGATTGACATGGGAGGTGGAACAGGATATAATATAGAAGAAATGGATAAATATTTTTCACTTAATAATTTTAAAAAGATTTATATAGTAGATTTATGTCCTTCTTTGTGTGAAAAAGCAAGACAACGTGTTATAGATAAAGGATGGACCAACGTTGAAGTAATATGTGATGATGTATGTAATTTTATACCTCCCGAAAGAACTGCTATTGATATTATTACATTTAGTTATTCTTTATCTATGATACCACCATTTTATAAAGCAGTTGATAATGCTTATAGATTATTATCAAGTGACGGTATTATTGGTGTTTGTGACTTTTATGTTTCTGATAAATATGACAAAGAAAACAGACAAATGTCTTGGCTTACAAGATTTTTCTGGAAAGGATTTTTTGATATTGATGGGGTATTTCTAGGCACAGAACGTAGGTTATATTTAGAGCATATATTCCAGCACAATTTATATGAATACAATAGTTTCGGTTCTGTTCCTTATACACCTTTTAAAGCTCCTTATTATATATGGATTGGAACTAAGAACACTATAAGTAAAACTAGTTCTATGGTAACTATAAATAAATCAAAAGCTCCTGTTATGTTTCCTCCAACATTCCTTTATCATCAATCCTGGGAAGACCCAAGAGAAGACCATAAATTTTTATACATTAAAAAAGACGATGTTTGTTTAACTTTAACTGCTGGAGGATGTAATACTTTACAATTACTATTAGAAGGTGCAGATACGATTGTTTCTGTTGATGTTAATCCAGCACAGACAGCATTATTAGAACTAAAGAGTGTTGCTATTAAACATCTTCCATACAATGACTTTTGGAAACTATTTGGAGAAGGATATCACGAAGATTTTGATTTTATATACACAAATAAACTTGCTCCATTTTTAAGTCATAGCTCTAATAAATTCTGGGAGAATAGGCATTATTACTTCAAAAAGAATGGTTTATATTCACACGGAAGTATGGGTATGACATCTAATATATTAAAAATTATATGCAAATTATTCGGTTTCCAAAATATTTTTGATAATATTGTAAATGCTCCTACTCTTGAAGCTCAAATATATTACTGGAGAAGATTTAAAAAATTTTTATTAGTCCGTTCTGCTTTAGATAGCAAATTTTTACAAAAATTAATTGGATTACTTGTATTTAATAATACTATTACTTGGTTTGCTGGAGGTGTTCCAAGTAACCAATTAAAATTAATTAAGAATGAAAATATACCTATTACAACATATTTCTGGAGATGTATAGATAATGTTATGATGAATTCGCATATTAAAAGTGATAATTATTTCTACTATAACATTATATGTAGAAAATACACTAAAGATAATTGTCCCGAATATCTAAAGGAGAAAAATTATAATAAATTACATAATTCACATATATTAAATAATTTAATAATTAGTAATGATTTCTTTATTAATGAATTAAAAGAGCGAAAATATGATAAAGTTATTCTTATGGACCACGTAGATTGGCAAAGTACAGAACAGGCTACAGAGTTAGCAGAAACATTATATAAACAACTTAATAATGGTGGTAAAATAATATTTAGGTCTGCTGCTGAATATCCATTCTATGCTGATATTCTAAAGGATGTCGGTTTTAGAGTTAATTGTATTCAAAAGATTAGCGATACAAATTATATTGATAGAGTAAATATGTATGCTTCATTCTATATCTGTATTAAGGAATAAAATGTATATAAATAAAATTATATAACTTATCAAAATTATTTTTTAATGAATGAAATTGATGAAATTGATGAAATTGGAGATAGATTAAATAAAGTTGATATATCTTCAAAAAGTTATATTAAACCTGTTTTAAAATGGGTTGGAGGAAAAACTCAAATTATAGAACAAGTTATATCACAGTTTCCAAATAATATAAATAATTATTACGAACCATTTGTTGGTGGAGGAAGTATTCTAATTGCTTTATTATCTTCAAATAGAATTAATGTAAAAGGAACTATAAATGCATATGATAAAAACGCATCTTTAATTTATTTATATAAAAATATTCAAACAAATCATACTGAATTGTATAATACTTTAATGGAATATATTAATGAATATAATTCTTGTGAAGATACTAAAGAAAATCTAAATAGAAAACCTACTACAATTGAAGAAGCCAAACTATCTAAAGAAAATTATTATTACTGGATACGTAATAATTATAATAAATTAATTAAAACTGAAATAGATAGTGTAACTGTTTCTTCTTTATTTATATTTTTAAATAAAACTTGTTTTAGAGGATTATATAGAACTGGACCAAATGGTTTTAATGTTCCCTTTGGTAATTATAAAAACCCATCTATTATTCAAAAGGATAACTTAATTAAGTTTAGTAAATTAATAAAGAATGTTAATTTTGAAATAAGAGATTTTTCAATTATAACTGATAACTTACGTGAAAATGATTTTGTATATTTTGACCCTCCATATGCTCCTGAGAATAAAAACTCATTTGTAGGATATACCAATGACGGTTTTACATTAGAACATCATAACAAACTTTTTAATATATTACATAATATGAATGAAAAAAATTATAAGTTTGTGATGAGTAATGCTTATGTTGATATAATATGTGATGAATTCAAAAACGACAAATATTCATTTAATACAATATTATGTAAAAGAACTATTAATTCTAAAAATCCTGGTATAAAAACTAAAGAAGTTATTATAAAGAATTATTAATCCATTCATCTAATTTTTCAAAATAATCGTTATCTTCACCATATAACACTTTTATATTTTTCTCTTCTAATATTTTATTTAGTATATTATACTTATTGTCTTTTGATAAAAACTTTTGTTTTAGAAACTTACTTACACAGAAACTATAATTTACTATAAAATTATCTCCTAAAACTAATTCATATTCTCTCTTTAATCCATCACCAGCCCATAGTTTTGTTTCTACACTACCTTCTACATTCTGTGCCTTCTTTTCGAGAATATTTAAAATATATCTATTACTTATCTTATTATGTATTATATATGCTTCATCAGGACATCTAAATAATTCAATATTATATTTATTTTTCATAAAATATTTTAAACCTGTTTGTGTAACAAAATATATGCTTTTATTATCGATATGTTTTTCTAAATAATATCCAAACTTATTATTATTCATTTTAACAATATTATATCCATTATCTAATAATCTGCTTTTATTACTTGTTATATTTTCAAATAATTTACCAAACTTATTTGTATTAGCACCACCCGCACCTTTACCACGATTTATCATACGTTTTCTTATACTGTAATGTTTTATATGATTAGTTGAATAACCTTTAAATGACATTATTACTATTAATTAACTTTAAAAAATACAAAAATGTGTTAAAAAATTTTAATTTAACTAAAAAATGAACTATTATTAAAAAGTATTTATAAACTTTTAGAAGTATTACAATATACAATAAATTAAATTTGCCTAAAAATGAACTCTTTTAATTATGTTTATAATGACACTATCTGTGTTAATATGATGCCTTATATTCCTAATGGAATTGAAAATGATTACTATAAAATGATGCACTTTTGCTTAGACGAGGCTTTATTTAATAGCTCTATAGACTTTGAACTTAGTAATGACCCTTGGAGACGTGTATTATCTCCTTTAGCTGTTAATAAAATGAATACCTATAATAATACATATAACTATGGAATGAAATGTGATTTTAATTACATATTTAATGCTTGTGCTAATACAAAGAAAACTTTAATTAGAAAACATTATTCATTGCATCAAAATGTTTTACAGAATAACAATAACATTACTGGTTCTGCTTTAAAAAGTAATATTAATATTACTAATATTATTAATAGTAATAAAAATATAAATAAAAATAGTAATAAAAAAAATAAAAATAGTATTAAAAAAATAGCTTCTATTAAAAATAATAATATAGTAAATTGTGTTAAATAATTTAATAACACAATATAGGTTGTATAACTTATATTATGTTTAAAAACTGAAAAAGGTTATTCAATTATAATTAAATAAAAAAATTTGAAAACCTTTTTTTGGTTTTTGTCAATTTCAAAAATTAAAAACATTAGAATATAAAAATGAATTATAATCATAAAAAAAATAAAACTTATTGTGTAAAACCCAAAGTGATTAGATATTTAAATATGATGTATATCATCGAAGATTATATCAATAACAAAAATATTGATATTAAAAGTGACTATAAGAACTTATATAAAGTAGGATTAGATTTTATGGATAATTATTACAATAAAGAAGATTGTTGTAATATCAATAATAATAAAAAACAAATGATTAATAGTGATAGTAAAAAAGAAGTAGTAAAAGTATCTGATAATACGATTAAAACTAAAGATGTATTAGACGATAATACACGAGATGATATATCTACGAATAGTTCTATTAATTCCAATAATTCCAGTAATCGTAGAAAAATTTTAGATAATAGTGAATTAGAATTGTCTTTAGGTGTATCTCTTGATATTACTGACCATAGTATTAACTGTATTGATAATTACAAAAGTATTAGTGATGATGAAGATACTAACAATTTAAAAACCTTTAAAATTTATGATAATGATGATAAGAACATAAATAATAATGATGATGCTTACAAAAAAATGTTAATAAATAACATTGAATATAGTAGAAGTAGAACTAACTTACTTAGAAGTAAAATTAATAAACTTATTCATATTTGTAATAATGAATATATTACTGGTATCACTAATAAAAGATTTATTATGTATGATGATGATAATATTAATTATAATCTTAAAAAAAGAAGGATTTATATGTGATTAAAAGTTAAGATTTAGTATCTTGAAGCAAAGTATCTTGGAGCATCTACTTTATATATAGTTGCTGTAAATTGTCTTCCTTGGTATATATCTACTGTTAAAACATCTCCTGTATATATTTCATCACAACCAGTATCATCTTCACAATCTCTATTTTGATACTGTAATGGTATTCTCATCATATTATTTTTATCAGTAGCAGTATAATATTGCCATCTGTCTGAACGACCATATACTTTTCTTCCAAATAATGGTAAAATAATTGGTTCTACAGCTTCTTCATTTGAAGTTAGAATACCAACTTGTTGATAATCTAAGGGTTCTCTTGGTGGAGAATATTGTGGTAATTCTTTTGGATAAACTGGTATGCGATCATTACTATTTGAAACATTTCTATATTCACTATTTGATTTATCGACCAATATTATATTTTGGTCATTTTCTTTTGTTGTTTTTGTATTAGTTGTAGAACCTTTTTGAAGAAATAGTAATACTACAAATAGTAAAATTATAAATAATAAAAGTATTATATAATTTATAAATCTATACTTTGGTAGTTGTTTAGTTAAGGATACACGTGGCATTATCTATTTATATAATTACATAAATATATTATAAAAATTAATTTTAATCACCCATTTATTTTATATCACATTTTAATTTTCCTTTTGTTAATTTTATAATATCTTCTATCTCTAATGTTTCTTTTTCTATTAATTCATTAGCAATTAGATGTAGTAGCTTTTTATTCCTTTTTAATTCTAACATAGCTGTTTTATAAGCTTCGTCTAACAATATCTTAACTTCTCTACCCACCTCGTAACTATATATATCAATATCACTATTCTTTATATTTATTGGTCCTATATTTT